CGGTGTAGGTTTGGCGGTTAGGCATGGTGGGAAAATCTCCGGTTGTAGAACGCCAAAGCCCCTGCGGGAGGGGCTTTGGGGGGGCGAAAAAAAACCGCTTTCGCGGTTGTGTGTTACTTCATGAAGGTCGGCTTTTCAGGCCATACCACGGCGAACGGATCACCAACGTCTTGCGGAACATCCCTCAAAAGTTTCCGGTAAGCCGCAACTTGAACACGCTGACTCTCGTCAAGGGGGCTGTCCTGAACTTGAGTATGATCCGTGTCGCGCAACAGTTGATCACGACGAACGCGAATACTTGACCACTCCAATAGCGCCAAGCCTTCCTTGCTAAGGACAAGAGATGGAACGGTATCTACAGAGGAATCGTTCATTAAAAAACCACCGTCGACGAGAGAGAGAGCTTAGATTTAATATCACCCAACTTAATTGCGCGATACCGGCCAACCTGCATAGTATCAAGCCGCAAAGATGTGACGTAGACATTGGGAATTTTTATACGACACACAGCATTGCCCGCCGTATCCGCGTAAATGGCGGGTTCGAACTTCCCAAAGCACGACTGATTGATAACTGCACGCTGTGGGGAGTAAACATAACCAGCGAATGTTTCGTCCAACACCAGAGAACTACCGTAACTATAACCACGAATATTCAGCCAAAACATCTGATCATCCGAGTTAATGGAAAATGGCAGTTTGAAGTGGGCGTATACATTCATCGAGGAGCCAAGATCCGTTGCAACCATACCGCCCGTTGCCCCAACGTCATAAGGCGCTCCCGTCCCCCAAATAAGCCCCTGAAAGACACTCATCAACAACGTCCCAGGTTCCCCAATATTTCCAACAACATCCTTAAGTTCACGAAACTGATCAAACTCTGCACGCGCCTGATCCATTCGCGCGTCGATAGCGCCAATTTTTCCATTCACAGCACTTGTCAGGTTATTGGAGGCCTGAACCAAGTTGGCTATTTGCGTTTCCGTACTCAAAATAGTAGCTCCTTTACTCCGCCATTTCAGGCCACCCGGCAACCTTATACAAACGACAACCAAAGAGACCCAACAAATTACTAATATGTAAAGCTATTTTTCTCCACATGCATAACGCGAAAAAGCACGCCAAGATGACGAGCCATATTATCAATACTCGCCGCAGCAACAGCGGCTAATTCATCGACGATGAGAACATTAAGGTTCTCCGTACCTACCACTACTGTCACGCTTTGTGCCGGCAACGGCGAAACATCCAACGTGAACTTCTGCAGCACCCGAGCCGCCGCCGCTTTATACGTCAGCAACTTCCCCGCCACGGAATACACCGCCAACAACGTGCCACTGGCGAGGTAAAAACCAAACTCACCAATCTCATACTCGCCTTCGCCATCGAACAGCGCGGCCATCCGGAGTTGGCGCTCGCCCAAGTCCTCGTAATCCACAATGGCGACCCGCTGGCGCTCGTCACGCAAGGCCACTTCCGTGCCGTCTGGGTTGTAGCGGCCGGTGCCGGCGCCGATGTGGGTGATTTCGCCTTTCAAGCCCTGGTTCTTTGCCTGCAGCACTTCATCCAAACCTTTGGAGGTGAAGCGCACCAGGCGCGTAATGTCATCTGTCATGGCTGCGCCCTGAGGTCGTAGTCGTTAATGGTGTAGTGCCGGGCAACGCCGGCACTGTTAAGTCGAGCGCCCAAGGCAAGTTCGGGTAATGCACCTTGCAGGCTGAACTCGCTGTCGTTAAACGGGGCGTGGACAATCGCGGTCAGGCCAAGGCGTGCTTGCGTCTGGTGAACCACGGTAATCGTCGCCTGGTCGCGCTCGCTCTTCGCGGCGTTGATACGGCGGATCAAGCGGTTATGGTCGCCGCTGGACCAACTGCGCCCGATGATCGCCTGCACATCGAAGGTGTAAGGCACGCCCAGCGGCCGCTGTTGATACCAGGCGCTGATGTTGGGGCTGAAACCCAGCGACTCCACCGCATAACTCAAGGCCTTGGGCGTGCCCGCCTGGCGCTGGATCTGCCAGGACAAGCCCACGGTGAG